CTTTAGTGCTGGTAGAATGCCAGAGGAGAAGGAGTTCTTCGACAAAGACGAAGCAAAATGGTTTGAACGTGCCATGAAACGTTCTAATTACATTACAAAATTATTTAAGAAAGATTAATGAGTTTTCTAACAGATGTAGCAAAGGAGATTGGTAATGAGTATGCAGGACTTGTTAGTGATGGTGTCTCAGCAGGAGACAGTGCTGATTTCATTGATACTGGTAGTCACATTTTCAATGCTTTAGTTAGCGGTTCAATCTACGGTGGAGTTCCCTCAAATAAAATCACTGCTATCGCTGGTGAGTCTTCTACTGGCAAGACTTTCTTTTGCCTTGGGATTGTTCAGCATTTTCTTGACAGCAATCCCGATGCTGGAGTAATTTATTTTGAATCTGAGTCTGCTATATCTAAGCAGATGATTGAAGATCGTGGCATTGCATCTGATCGTATGTTGATAGTTCCTGTTGCAACTATCGAACAGTTCCGAACTCAAGCATGTAGAATCTTAGACAATTATGTAGAACAACCAGAAGATAAGCGTCAACCCTTAATGTTTGTTTTAGATTCTCTAGGTATGCTTTCTACAGAGAAGGAGATTGCAGACGTTGCAGCAGATAAACAGGTACGTGATATGACTAAGAGTCAACTTATTAAGGGTGCGTTCCGTGTTCTTACTCTTAAGTTAGGTAAAGCAAATGTCCCAATGCTCGTTACTAATCATACATATGATGTAATTGGTTCTTATGTGCCTACGAAAGAAATGGGAGGTGGAAGTGGACTCAAATACGCTTCATCAACAATTATATATCTATCAAAAAAGAAGGAAAAGGATGGTACTGAGGTTGTTGGAAATATTATCAAATGTAAAACCCAAAAATCAAGACTAACGAAAGAGAATTCTCAAATTGAAACACGTTTGTATTATGATAAAGGTCTTGATAGGTATTATGGATTGCTAGAATTGGGTGAGAAGGGTGGACTATGGAAGAATGTAGCAGGTAGATATGAGATGAACGGTAAGAAAGTTTATGCCAAACAAATACTTAAGGATCCAGAAACATATTTTACTGCTGAAGTGATGCAAGCACTTGATGAAATTGCTGCACAGGAGTTTCGTTATGGAAGTTAATCCTTTAGAGGTTTCTTTATCAGATGTAATCAAACCTTGCGAAAGACTTATAGATTATATAAAAGTCTATGATGATATTTGTGATAAAGAACTCTGTCATGATATTATAAAATCATTTAACTCTTCGGAAGATCATCACGCATATATCGATAGATCACAAAGACCTACGTTTACTGAGATGAATATATCTGAACGGTATACGGCAAGGGATGTTGAATGGATGAGTCATCAAGCACAAGTTCAATCTCATTTTATTGAAGCTGTTAGTCGGTACGTAGATGAAGTGGATTTAGGTCCAGATTTTCCTGTTAAATATGCTTTTGAGGAGTATAGAATTAAACGATATCGTGAAAATTCTGATGATGCATTTGCAGATCATGTTGATGTTGGAGATCATAATTCTGCCCGTAGATTTTTGGTATGTTTTTTATATTTGAATGACGTTGAGGAAGGTGGAACTACAGACTTCCCAAAAATTAATCATGCAATTACTCCAAAGTGTGCTAGAATATTAATGTTCCCTCCAAATTGGATGTATCGCCATGCAGGTCGTCCAGTTACCAAAGGTACAAAATACATTCTCGGATCTTATCTTCACTACCTATGAATCTAGAAGTAACTATTCTCAGTAATCTGGTATACAGTGAAAAGTATACCAGAAAGGTATTGCCATTCCTTAAATCAGAATACTTTACTGCACGTGAACACAAGATTATTTTCTTAGAGATTCATGAATATGTTAGTCAGTATGATTCATTACCTTCTCTTAATGCTTTAGGAATTGAGTGTCAGGAAAGAACTGATCTATCGGAAGAACAATTTAAAGATGTTATTGGAGTTCTAAATGTTCTTTCTGATGATATATCAGACCATGACTGGTTACTAGATGCTACCGAGAAGTGGTGTCAAGAACGTGCGATCTACCTATCTCTTATGGAGAGTGTTAAGATTGCTGATGGTCAAGATTCTAAGAAAGATAAGGGTGCTATTCCACAAATTTTATCTGAAGCACTTGGAGTATCATTCGATCAACACGTAGGACATGATTATGTCTCAGACGCAGAAGCAAGGTATGATTTCTATCATCGCAAAGAAGATAAGATCCCTTTTGATCTATCTCTCTTCAATAAGATTACGAAGGGTGGTCTTCCTAATAAAACTCTTAATATCGCACTTGCTGGTACTGGTGTGGGCAAGTCTTTGTTTATGTGTCACTGTGCTGCCTCTGCCCTTCTTCAAGGGAAGAATGTCCTTTACATCACGTTGGAAATGGCGGAGGAGAAAATCGCTGAACGCATTGACTCGAATCTTCTCAACGTCCCCATCCAAAAACTCTCGGATCTACCGAAAGTAATGTTTGAAAAGAAGATTGCAAATCTTTCTAAGAAGACACAAGGTAAATTAATTATTAAAGAATATCCTACTGCTTCTGCACACGTTGGACATTTTAAATCTCTTCTTAATGATCTTGCTCTTAAGAGATCTATTCGACCTGATGTTATATTTGTAGATTATTTAAATATCTGTGCTTCACAAAGGTACAAAGGATCCATTGTTAACAGTTACACTTATGTTAAAGCAATCGCAGAGGAACTTAGGGGTCTCGCAGTTGAGGCGAACGTTCCGATTATATCTGCCACTCAAACTACTCGTAGCGGGTTTGGTAGTAGTGATGTCGACCTTACTGACACCTCTGAATCTTTTGGACTCCCTGCTACTGCTGACCTTATGTTTGCCCTTATTTCTACAGAAGAGTTGGAGGAGATGAATCAGATTATGGTCAAGCAATTGAAGAATAGATATAATGATACAAATACATTCAAGAGATTCTGTATAGGTATTGACAGATCCAAGATGAGGTTGTATGATATAGAGGAAGCTCAGAAAGATCTAGTTGATGCTGGTCAACCTGAGACTGACTTAGTAAAAAAGTTCACACCAAAGAAAACATTTCAAGATCTAAAGTATGACTAAGCGAGTAAACACGGATGCCTATTTGGACTTCGTTGATGCAGTAACATCTAAAGAATCAAATGATTATATTGCATTTAATTCTAGATGCTTTGAGATACAAAAGGGTGATGATGGAATCCCTATTAATCGTTTGATAACTGCTGCACTTGGTATGAGTGCAGAGTCAGGAGAGTTTACTGAGGTAGTAAAGAAAATAGTGTTCCAAGGTAAACCATATACTGAAGATAATAGATTTCATATGAAGAGAGAACTAGGAGATGTCATGTGGTATGTTGCTCAAGCATGTATGTCACTTGATACTACAATCGATGAAGTTATTGAGATGAATGTAGAGAAGTTAAAGGCAAGATATCCTGGTGGAGAGTTTGACGTTCATTACTCAGAAAACAGACAAGAAGGTGACGTATAATGCATTTAATTTTTGGATCTATTGCTATCTTACTAATAGTAGCAATCATCGTAGGTATGGTTTATGCCTATGACCCTCATTAAAATATGGAGGATATGGAAGTATGCACTGGGTTCATTCTCTGACGAAAAGACTAGACGCTACGACAACTACGTTGTTCTGGTACGTACTTTTATTTTCATTTCTTATCTCGTCACTAACTGTTTTATTATTAGCGGAGTAATCCGACACTGGAATTAATTATGGCACTATCACAACAAGTAGAATCGTCTCTATTAGAGGCACAACAAAGTTTACGTAATGCATTATCATTTGCAGCACGTACTGAAAAACCATACATCGCAAAACATATTGCAGACATGATGTCTAACATTGATAACCTCATACATGTGGTACCATTATTAGAGCAAGTCGAAGAAGGACTTAATGATAGGTACAGATCTGTAGATGATCTATGAATCTTCTGCAAAACTATATTGACATATACAAACCAAAAGAACCTATTCTATCAGAGAAAGATATAAACTCTTTACAATGGCAAAAAGGAGAGTGGACAGATGAATCTGGTGATTTTATGCAGTATCAAAATTGTGGAGCAGCAGAATGTTATGAACAATCCATGTATGATAGACTTACAGGTTGGGCAAGAGATTGTGTAACCACCTACTCATTACAAAGAGAATTTAATATCAATGCAGGAAGTTCACCCAGATTTAATCGTTATGATGAAGGTGAATTTATGGAGAAACATCACGATCACATATACAGTTGTTTTGATGGAAATCAAAAAGGCATTCCAGTTCTCAGTATAATTGGAATTCTTAATGAAGAATACGAAGGAGGAGATTTAGTATTCTATCTTGATGGTGAAGAATATACACCAAAATTAAAGACGGGAGACACCTTAGTGTTCCCGTCTGCTTTTCCTTGGGCACATGAAGTAAAACCTGTTACTTCTGGCACAAGATATACTTGGGTGTCTTGGGCTTGGTAAGGAGAATAAATAGTCCGTGGAGACCTGCGTGGACTAATGGCATTAGAACCAAGTGAAGTATTTACAGCAGCAGCGTGTTGCTTTGCGAAACCTCATTTAGAAAAAGCACAAAGATCTGTGGCTGAAATGCTAATGTTCTTTGTAGATGCATCAAAAGTTGCTGCTAGTAAAGAGGTTGTGTTTGCTGAGAATAGAACTCAGTTTTTAAAATTTTTTGAGAACCCTTTAGCTAATCCAAATAATGTCGTAGACATGGCAAGGGGTATCTCTGCTGCTATTGCAATACAGAATTGGATAAAAAATACACATAAAGTACAAAATCCTGTAGCACATAGAGTGTTCATGACAGGAAACGTGTGGCCAGAGAAAGTTAAGCACCTTGCTATTTCACATAAAGGATTTCAGGCTTATAATTCATCCGACCTTATAGTACAACCCTATGGAATGCGAAAAGGATTCTATGGAGTTTCGTTGAAGAAGAAACCAAAACCTGATGATCCAGATCCTACCATGATCAACAAGGCTTTTGATACTATTATGGTTGGTAAAGAGTTTGATACTATGAAAAAGGAATTAGAGAAAGAACGTGAAAAATATTTTGCTGGATTAGTTAGAGAGGCAGCTAAGTTAAAACTTATAAACCTTGATACTTCTGGAAGAAGTGATGCTAGTTTATTCAAACCAACTAAGAAACGTAGAAATGATGAAGGATTTGAAAGGATCTATATTGATACTAAAGGTAGTATGAAAATGCCTGAGATTTATAATCCTAATGATACCGAAGAAGAATCGATGTGGGGTAAAGCAAAGGAACCAGGATGGGATTTCTATGGTGATAGTAAATTAGGTCGAAGTGAACTAAGATCTAGAACAGATACTATGAGAAATTGGGTTAATGAACAGTTGGGTAAACAGAATAATCCTCTGTACGCTAAGTTCCTTAAGATAATGAATGCTAATGCAGATATGTTTGCAAAGAATTTAATCAATTTAACTTTAAAGACAGACTTACCTAAGTTGATGAAGGAAAAGAAACTTGGTGATATGAAATTTGGATTTGCTCTTGTTACTGGATTGGGATCAGGAACAAAGGGTAAGAAATTGTATGAAGAAAAGGGTAAGATAGAAAAATATGCAGCACATGCATACGATATTGATTGTGTATTGAAAGGATTATCACATCTAGATGATGATAAAAGTTCTTATGCTTTCATAGTTACAAATAAAGAAACTGAATCTGAGGATGAACAAGGTGCTGCTAAGATTTACTTTGACTTAAGAAAAGGTAGAATAACTATCATGAATATGGAACTAAGATATAAGGGTGGATTCGGAAGTCAACCTCAGTTCTTTGGTACTATGTCCAAACAGTTCAAGGAGGTGCTTAAGGGCAAGTGTGTTCACTAAAATAACTGGCACACAGGATATAGTAATTCCTTGAGATCCCTGTTATAATATGGGTATAAGACAGAGATCCTATGCCAAACAAGCACCTAGAACATCCAGAAGATTCGATTCTTCAAGGACGTAGGGTTGCTATAGATGCTATCAAGGAACTTGTGACAGTTACTAGACTGTCTGTTAAATGGGACGGTGCTCCTGCTATAGTGTTTGGAACTAACCCTGAGAATGGTAAGTTCTTTGTTGGCACTAAGTCCGTCTTCAACAAACGTAAAATTAAAATCAATTATACTCATGAGGACATTGATCAGAATCATAAAGGAACTGTCGCAGACATTCTTCGGTTGGCTCTTGATCACCTTCCTCGTATCAATCGTATTATCCAAGCTGATTGGATCGGTGTCGGTGGGGGCAATGTTTATTGTCCTAATACTATTCAATATAGTTTTCCTTCCACCATCATTCAAAAAATAATTCTAGCACCTCATACAGAATACACTGAGGTTAGTCCTAATGCTGAAGCAAAGATTGGAGTTAGTCTTGAATCTACTAAAGATTGTTACTTTGTTGATACTAATAATGCTGTAGTAGAACCACCTTTAGGATGGAGACACTTAGCAAAGATACTACCTACACTTATAGTTGCAAAGATTCCACAATCCCGCACCGAAATAGCAAAACATATCAATTCATTTGTACGACAAGGTATACTTCCGCATCCTCAGGAAATGTACGATACATTAGATGCTAAATATAAAGGAGAAGTAAATGTAAATACCTTTAGGGTATGGCATAAAATCTTCCAACTGAAACAGCGTCTACTCGATGCGATTTTTGTAAATGGAAATGTTGAATGTTACATCGATGGAGAATCTTCTCAGCATGAGGGGTTCGTGACAGTTTCAAACAATCCATACAAAATTGTAGATAGGTTGACCTTTAGTAGAGCAAACTTTAACCTTAGTAAGAACTGGCAGAATGAAAAAGTTTAGTGCTTTCCTAACTGAAGCCGAAAGATCCTTCGCTTCTAAAGAAGCAGAGAAATTAAAACTTAAGCATGTAGGGTATGGTAAGTATGCCGATTTAAATGGCAACGTTACTCACTTGTCTAAGGATGGTAAACTAATAAAGGTTTCTGCCCAACAAGCAGCAACTGGGACGCAACAAAATGGAGGAGAGGAAACGGGAGCTGGCGAGGGTCAGGTCGATCAAGGTAGCATATCTGTTACATTTGGAAGATTTAATCCACCTACTGTTGGACATGAGAAACTTTTAAACAAGGTGTCTCAACAGGCAAAGTCTACTGGAGGAGAGTATAGAATATATCCGTCTAGATCTGAAGATCCTAAGAAGAATCCTCTTGATGCAGGAACTAAAATTGGATTTATGAAGCAAGCATATCCTGATCATGCTAATGCTATTCAAAACAATGAAGAGATGAGAACTATCTTTGATGTTCTTACTACTCTTGATGGTGAAGGATATAGTTCAGTGAATTTAGTAGTTGGTGGTGATAGAGTTAGTGAGTTTAATAGTCTTGCACAGAAATATAACGGAGATATATACACATTTGATGAGATTAATGTAGTTTCTGCGGGAGCAAGAGATCCTGATGGTGAAGGTGTGGAGGGTATGTCTGCATCTAAACTTCGTAAGGCAGCAGCAGAAGATGATTTTGAATCCTTTAAGAAAGGAATGACGAAAGGTTTAGGTAAAGATGGTACGGAAAAGTTGTATATGACTTTACGTCAAGCAATGCAAGTAGAAGAATTTGGTGACGATTTTGCTGAAGCATCGTATTATTTGTATGAGATCGCACCTAAATTAGATCCAAGGGGTTTGCGTGAAGCATATTATGACAAAGGATTATATCCTGTAGGAACTCTTGTAGAGAATGATAACACAGGGATAGTTTCTAAAGTTGTTAGTCGTGGTAGCAATTATGTCATCTCTATCGATGAGCGTGATGGTATCTATCGTTCTTGGTTGAAAGACTTAGTAGAAGTAAATGATATTAAGTATTTTAATTGGAAACCTGCTGGTGAGGTTGGTACAGATCAACTTGACGATTATGTTAGAAAATTAACTCCAGGTGAATTCATTCGCAAGCTAAATAAAAGGGACAAGACTTCATCATAAAATGTTAGACACCAATAGATCACCTCTACCAGACATGACCGATGCGTATCGGGAAATATTGGAGAAGAGTAAAAAGGATAAAGACCGTTGGCAAGATGATGACGGTGATGGTAAGTGGTATGAGAAATCTGACACTGATGGTAAGATCTCCAAGAGGGAGAAGGAAGAGAAGAAGAAAAATCAAAAGGAAGAGGTTGAAACAACAGAGGGAAAAAAGATTAAGGAAGCATTTGCTTTTTCCATGGAAGAGTTTGAAGAAATTGCTCAACTAGGAGAAGAGATTGATGCAATGTCTGATGAAGAACTCGTCGATTTAATGATAGAGTCTATTCATGAGATAGCAGAAGACGATCAAGATCTTATTGAAATTTGTGAGCACTTGGAAGAGACTGAAGTATTAACAGAAGCACCATCAAAGCATTCTGCAATGCCTAATGTTGCTGTGCAAGCACCTAAGAAGAAAGCACCTGAAAGAGACGCAGGAGCAGAGGCACGTAAGAGATTACTATCTAAGAAAAAATCTCCTTCTCGTATGGAGAGACTTAAGTCTGCTGCTAAGAAGGCAGGTTCTCTAGTTAAGAAAGGTGTTAAGGCAGTAGGAAAGAAAGCAGTACAGACTGCTGGTAAAGTTGCTGGTGAGTTCTCTGCTGCTAAAGAAAAGCAGAAAGAAGTAGCAAAGTCTCGTACTACTACTAGTGATAATGCAAGCACTACTACTAGTAGACCTGATAGTGGTGGAAGTGATGGTGGTGGGGAGAAAAAGAAAGGTCCAGGTTTACTGAGGAGAATTGGTGGTGCAATTAAGCGTGGTCTAAAGAAAGCAGTTGGCAAGACTGCTCGTGCAGTATCAAAAGGATCAAACAAACTTGCTACTCGTATGGGAGAATCCTATGACGAAATTGCTCATCTTTATGAGTCTGATCTCTTTTCTATTGAAGAAATAGAGAACGTTATTCTTGAAAAGGAGAAGGAAAATGATAAGCTTTAAACAACTTCAAGAGAAAAAAACTAAAGTCAAGATCAATCCTAATCTTAAGGATGTGATGGAGAAATCTTCTTGTGATTGTGAATGTGATACTCACGAATCTCATGACAAGTGTGGAGATGATTGTAATTGCAATTCAGTATCAGAAGCAAAGAAGAAAGATGATACATACTTAGAGACCGACTTTAAGAAACGCCTGAAAAATAACGAGAAGGCGAGAAAGGAACTTATGAAAGGTCCGCAAATGAAAAACCCGCACTTGGAATCCTATGACAGTCAAGAAGAAGTTTCAGAAGAAAGCACAGAAGAGAGCACTGAAAATTCGATCTTGACCTTTAATAATTTCCAAGAAGCAACTCGTCTTAAGAAAGAGAAGGGATATGACAAGGGTGGTACTAAAAAACCATCTCCTGTTATGCAAGCAGTGATAGCAAAGATAGAAAAGGAGCATGGTAAGGGTTCTATTGCTGGAAGAACTCAGCAAAAGAAAAAGGTTAAGGGTGCTAAGTCTACTGAAGGTACTGGAAAGTATAAGAAGAGAGCAGACGATAAGAAAGCATACGCTGCTAAAGCAAAGAAGGCAGGATTTAAATCTGCCCAATCATACACTGACACTATGGCAAGGTATGGTGGAGAGAGTAACTATAAGAAAGGTAAAGGACTAGGTACATAAAGGTGCTATATAGAGTACCTATTCGGTACAAAATTATGATCAATTTTTTAATGCCCATTGCGATCAGCATTATTAATAAGGCAGTTGATAATATTCCTGAGGATCTTGACTCTGTAATTAAAGACTTTCTTATTAAGTTGCTGAAGAAAGCAGCAGCTAAGACAGGAAATAAAGTAGATGACGAACTTGTAGTTGCACTTCAGAAGGCACTGCTAGAAAGTTAACTTTATAAATACTCATACAGAAGATTTTTTCGGAGTAATTACCATGCCATTATGGGGAAAGACCGCAGCTGGGGCTACGAACAAGCCCAAATGGCTGCCAGAGAACGAGGATTCAGACTACAATAAAGCAACAGTCTATGCTAGTACAGCAGGATGGGTTGTAGCACCTGGTACTGCCTCAAGTGGTAGTGATAATGCTAACGCACAACCAGAAGTTCTTGCTTGCATTGGTGGTTTATCGACAACTCTTGCTGCACCTACTGTAACTAAGATTCGTATTGTACAATCTTCTATTGCAGCTGGTAGCAGGACAATTACTGCTGAAGTTACATGGGATGAGAAGGTAACAGTTGCTGGATCACCTCAAGTTGTAATCGCTAACGGTAACCAAGGTACAGGTAGTGGTCGTGGACCTCACACTCTTACCTATACTGCAACTGGTTCAACTGCAAACAGGAAGCGTTTCACAGTAGCATCACAAACTGTTGCTGAAGATGACGTATTGACACTGGGTGGAGCAAATGTAACACTTAACAGTGGTACAATTACTGACACAGCAGACGGTTCAACAGCAGCATCACTGGTACTCAGTGGTCAGACAGCAGTTACCCTAACAGTTTCAGAATAAAATAATACATGTTAATTGACGAACTGAATGAATCCAATTACATTCTGTTCGCCATTAAGCATTATGAGAATCCTTCCTCTATGACGAGGGAGGATTTTGATGAAGATATGAAACGCTTCAAGTATCTGAAAAGACTCTTGAAGCGTTATGTGCGAGGAGGTTCTTTAAGAACTCATCTTATTATCAATCATTTAATCATACTTTATAATGTTTTTGGTGAAGCAGCAACACCCTTACTCTTTTTTAAGATGGAGAGGGAGTATTGGAGTCTAATAAAAACTCTACTGCTTTATTTGAATAAATATCCTATAGGAATGATGCCATCTTTAGAGGTGGATCCTGACTTAGAAGAAGAACTGGAGAAACTCTAATGAACGAAGAAATGATGACAGCAGGTACAGGAGGATTTAGTGGCAGTGCTACTGCGACTGGTCCTAATGCTGGATTCGATCCTGTATTGCGTATGAGAGCAAAGCGTAAAGAGTTGAAGGGGTTAGTTGCTCCTGGTAATAAGTTATCTGACGGTAAGAAAAAGGTAAAGGAGAGTGTGACTGCAGTAAACAAACTTGCACCTAAGTCACATCTATTTCAATATAAAGTTTCTCTTCCAGAAATAGGATCTACTGTAGTATATGCTAGTAATCCAGCAGAACTAAGACAGAAGTTACGTTTGCTTATTAATTACAGATACCGTGGAGATATTACTATTGAAAGAATTTTACCTGGTGATGCTGGTAAGTTCTTTATGGATAAAAGACAAAATCATTTAAGAAATGTTAAAGAGAATGCTGATCAAGCAATGAAACAGCAGATGACTCGTCAGCAGATTGGTCTTGAGAAGAAGAAGTCAGGTGATAAGATTAAGCAAATTAGAATGGAGTTGCAAAAGAAAACTGCATCTCTTATGAAGAAGCAAAGGGCAGATGGAGCACAGGCAACTGTAGATAAGTAATGTCCGAAATAAATGCAGCAATATTGGAAAGGTTAGAGAAGGTAGTCGACAAACTATCTGACAACTCCACCAAGATGGGGGAACTTCTTGCTGTGCATAATGAGAAGTTAGATAAGCAAGATAGAATAGATGCTGTATTGTTTGAGAAGGTTGAGTCAGTTCATCGTGAAGTAAATCGTAGAGCAGAGGAGATAAAGAAAGGTTGTGAAAGAGATATCCGTAAGGTTGATGACCGCCTTAGAGTCATGGAAAAGAAAATGTGGACTATTTTTGGTGGTCTTAGTATTATATCTTTCATCGTTAGTCCAATCGGACAAGCGGTCATAAGAAACTTGACAGACTCACCTCCACCTGTTACTATGGATGTAGTAAACGTCCATCGTATTGTCTGAATTTGTTGATGAACATTACGTAATGCTTCTCTCCAGTAGACTTGATAGGTTTACTAAGAAGAAAGCAAACTTATACAACTTCCGTTGCCCCTACTGTGGTGATTCACAGAAACATAGGAACAAAGCAAGGGGGTATTTTTTTCGTCTGAAAGCAGATATGGTATACAAATGCCATAACTGTGGAGTTGGTAGGACGTTGCCAAACTTCTTAAAAGATCAGGCACCAGATCTTCATGATGAGTATATCATGGAGAGATATAAGAGTGGGACTACAGGTAAAGGATCATATGTTCCTAAACCAAAATTTAAAAAACCTGTATTTAAAAAACAAGGAGAACTTACAAAAGTTTCTGATCTAAATATAGAACATCAAGCATATAAGTACATCGTAGGACGGAAATTAAATCCGTCCTTATTCTATTTTACAGACCAGTTCTGTACATGGGTTAACACACAGAAACCTACTTTCTCTGGCATCAAAAAGGACCACTCAAGAATTATTATTCCTTTTGTTGATGCAGAGAAAAAATGGTTTGGTTTTCAAGGAAGATCTTTAAACCCACATGATAAGATGAGATATATCACGGTGATGTTAGATGAGAACAGACCTAAGATCTTCGGATTAGATAGCATTGATGAAACAAAACCAATCTACATCACTGAAGGACCGTTTGATTCGACCTTCTTGGATAATTCCATTGCGATGGCTGGGTCTGACGTTGATCCTAGGTCGTATAATTGGAGCGATTATATTTGGGTTTATGATAACGAACCTCGTAACAGAGAAATCGTCAACAGAATATCCAAGTCAATCGATAGAGGAGAAAAGGTAGTGATCTGGCCAAATGATATACAACAAAAGGACATTAATGACATGGTAATGGCTGGACATGACGTTCAATCTTTGGTAGAATTAAACACATACCAAAACCTAGAGGCACAAATTAAATTTACAGAGTGGAAGAAAGTATGACACCTAGTACAGAAATCAAAGTTGTTAAGAGAGATGGTGAGACCACCACTCTACAACTTGAAAAAGTTCATAAGATGGTTGAACATGCTTGCGAAGGACTCGCAGGAGTTTCTGAATCAGCAGTAGAGATCAACAGTGGTCTCCAGTTCTTTGATGGAATTGAGACTAAGGATATTCAAGAGATCCTTATTCGTTCTGCTAACGATCTAATCACTCTAGAGAATCCTAACTATCAGTTTGTTGCTGCTAGACTTCTCTTGTTTGGTTTGAGGAAGTCTGTGTATAATGGACATCCTGATAAGCATCCCGCCCTTAAAGATCATGTGGAGACTTGTGTCAATAGGGGTGTGTATGATAGTGAAGTTCTTAGGAAGTTTACAGATGAAGAGTGGGAAAATTTAAACGGATACATAGATCATGACAGAGATTTTCTGTTTACCTATGCAGGTATTCGTCAAGTAACCGATAAGTATTTGGTGCAAGATAGAAGTACTGGTGAGGTGTTTGAGACACCACAGTTCATGTACATGATGATTGCAGTTACACTCTTCCAAGATGACGACAAATTTTATAGACTGGAGTACATCAAAAAGTATTATGACGCAATCAGCAAACACAAAATCAACATCCCAACCCCCATCATGGCGGGAGTTAGAACCCCCATTCGTCAATTTGCAAGTTGTGTTCTGGTTGATCTTGATGACACCCTCGATAGTATCTTTAGTGGCGATATGGCTATTGGCAAATATGTCGCTCAGAGGGCAGGTATTGGTATCAACGCAGGTCGCATCAGGGGCATCAACAGTAAAATCAGGGGTGGAGAAGTTCAACACACAGGTGTGGTCCCCTTCCTTAAAAAACTTGAGTCAACTGTCAGATGCTGTACTCAAAACGGCATCAGAGGAGGGTCAGCTACTGTCCACTTTCCTATCTGGCATCAGGAAATCGAAGACATCCTCGTCCTCAAAAACAACAAAGGAACCGAAGACAACCGAGTCAGAAAACTCGACTACAGCATCCAGTTAAGTAAATTATTCTATGAGCGATTTATCCAAAACGGTACTATTACTTTATTCAGTCCTCATGATGTCCCTGGGTTGTATGACGCTTTTGGTAGCGATTCCTTTGACGAACTCTATCTTAAATACGAGTCCGACGAATCAATCCCTAGAAAAACCATTGGAGCACAAGAACTTATACTCGATCTCTTAAAGGAGAGGGCAGAGACAGGTCGTATATACTTGATGAACATTGACCATTGTAATAGTCACAGTTCATTTAAAGATAAGGTTAGCATGAGTAACCTTTGTCAAGAGATTACTCTACCTACAACACCTATCAATCATATTGATGGTGATGGTGAGATTGCATTGTGTATTCTTTCTGCTATTAACATAGGTAAGATTAATAAGATTGAAGAGTTGGATGAGTTGTGTGAGTTAGCAGTAAGAGGATTGGATGCACTGATAGATTATCAGCAGTATCCTGTAAAGGCAGCAGAACAATCTACAAAGAACCGTAGGTCACTTGGGGTAGGTTATATTGGTTTGGCACACTTCTTAGCTAAGAATGGTGTTAAGTATGACTCACAAGAGGCATGGGATTTAGTTCATTCAATGACAGAGAGATTCCAGTATGCTCTATTGACTGCATCTAATCGTCTTTCAATGGAGAAAGGACCATGCGGTTACTTTGGTAAAACAAAGTATGCAGATGGTATTCTTCCTATTGATACATACAAGAAGGACGTTGATGAGATTGTACCTAATGACCTATCATGTGACTGGGAATTTTTACGTGGCAGGATCATGGAGTACGGTCTTAGGAACTCAACACTGTCGGCACAAATGCCTTCGGAGAGCAGTTCCGTTGTGTCAAACGCAACAAATGGAATCGAACCTCCTAGAGACTACTTGTCCATTAAGAAATCAAAGAAAGGGCCTCTTAAACAGGTGGTTCCGTCTTATGGATCCTTAAAGAATAACTATACGCTTCTTTGGGACATGCCAGATAATAAAGGGTACATCAATGTCGTAGCAGTAATGCAGAAGTTCTTTGATCAAGCGATCAGTGGTAACTGGTCATACAATCCAGAGAATTATCCAGACAATGAAGTACCTGTGTCAGAGATGGCAAAGGATTTATTAACAACCTACAAGTATGGTTGGAAGACATCCTACTATCAGAACACATACGATGCCAAGAAAGATGGTGATGATGTGGATGTTGATAAACTTATCAATGAACTATTAACTACTGAGGAGGAAGTTTGTGACAGCTGTGCAGTCTAAAGAGGTAAGTGGTATGACAGTCTTTAATAGGAATGTCGTTGACACTACTAAGCAATTCATGTTTTTTGGAGCACCCCTGAGTGTTCAACGTTATGATTCATATAGGTTCCCGACATTTGATCGACTGACACAGCAACAACTAGGTTACTTCTGGAGACCTGAAGAGGTATCACTCCAGAAAGACCGTGCTGACTATGCACAACTTACAGACCAACAGAGGCATATCTTCACATCTAATCTGAAGTATCAGATCATGTTGGATAGTGTACAGGGTAGAGCACCTGGTATGGCATTCATACCTTACTGTTCTTTACCAGAACTAGAAGCATGTATGCAAGTGTGGCAGTTCATGGAGATGATTCATAGTAGATCATACACATACATCATTAAGAATGTATACTCAAATCCTTCAGAATTATTTGATACCATTTTAACTGATGATAATATTCTTTCAAGAGCAGAGAGTGTTACAAAATCTTATGATGACTTCATAAATTATGCACATGAATATGATCAGAGTAATGCTTGGAAGGATGATATGCGATCTCATCCTAATTCAGAATGGACAAGACGAGATCTTAAAAAGTATTTGTATAAAGCAGTCGCTAATGTTAACATACTAGAAGGCATTAGATTTTATGTAAGTTTTGCTTGCTCCTTTGCATTTGGTGAGAACAAACTCATGGAAGGATCAGCAAAGATCTTATCACTCATTGCGAGAGATGAATCGCAACACCTAGTATTAACACAACAGATATTAAAGAACTGGACTGAAGGTAAAGATGATCCAGAGATGCAAGAGATTGCAGAAGAAGAACAAGAAACTGTTATACAAATGTTTAAGAAGTGTGTCGATGAAGAGAAAGCATGGGCAAATTATTTGTTTAAAGAAGGGAGTATGATAGGATTGAATGAAAGATTACTACACAATTACGTTGAGTGGATTGCTAACAGGAGAATGAAAGCAATAGGTATCAAACCTATATACGATCAACCCCTTAGAAACAATCCATTACCTTGGACTGAGCATTGGCTCAATTCTAAGGGTCAGCAAAATGCACCACAAGAAACGGAGATTGAAAGTTATGTCGTTGGAGGAATCAAACAAGATGTCAAATCAGACTCCTTTGCAGGATTCTCCCTCTGATCCAGAGTGGAAATTGGAAGACTTACAGAAGGCAATCATCGATAGTGCTGATGAATATGATCGGTTACTAGACAAGGCAGGACAGGAAGAACTACCTCCAGGCACAGCAGAAGCAATGTGGGAGATGGAACGTCAAATGTGGGCACAAAGACAAGGTAATGATGACTCTAGTTTCTAATGTACAAAGCACTACCTAATTGTTTACATGTGAAAGATAGTCCTACCGCAGGTCAAGGACTATTTGCTACACAGGATATACCAGATGATGTTTATCTTGGTATATCTCATGTTGTAGTGGATGAAGAGATTATGAGAACTCCTTTAGGTGGTTTCGTTAATCATAGTGAAGATCCTAACTGCGTTAAAGTATTTGAAGAGGAGGAGTGGGGTAAGATATATCATATGAGAACTATTAAACCAATCAAAGAGGGTGAAGAACTCTTCCTTAAGTACACATTTTACTCAGTTACTTGACTAAATAACTATGTCATGCTATCATGACAATACGTTCATCCCAGAAGGGACGCAAGTAAGCCGACTCGGAACGGAATCGTTCATCCCATGGAAATCCTAATCGCTACTCTTTTAACTTGTGCGAGTGCTAGAGATGTTCTCTCTGGTATCACCGACCAAAGTGCAGGACAGCATAAAGCTGAAATCATTGAGGTAGTTAAAGAAAGTACTGAACCAGGATGTAATTGGGACGCAAAAGAAGACTGAAGGAACGGGGTCTAATCCACCCTACCTAAGGTAAATCAAATGACACAAGTCACTTATCGTGGAGTCAAGTACGACTCTGACGAGTACCGTGAAGCGGTACAAGCAGCAGCACAACAGAGAAACTTCGATCTAATGTATCGTGGTGTCAAAGTTGCTAAGAAATTAGTCGCTGCCTAATCACATTCTAATGTGTTGATATACTAAGAGGGGTTTGACCCCTCTTTTTTATGTGCTAATATATACTATAACCTATACAGGAGAGTCATGAAAATCTTTCTGGACTGTTCTGACCCAGACCTTATTGCATCTGCATTTGAGACAGGATTGATCGACGGAGTTACTACAAATCCTACTCTGATGCTAAAAGCAGGAGATGATCCTAAGCAAGTAATTAAA